TAAGTTTTATAAGAATCTTTTAAATATTCATTCTTAATGGCGTACTACACACCTCTATTGGATACTGAAATTCTCCAACTGCTTAAAAAACATTAAAACTTAAATAGGTTGTAATGGATACCCACTCCCATATAAGGTCCTAAATAAACTTGCTTATTTTGCAAATACGCTCCATAACCAATATTTACGCCAACACCAAATCGTTTATTAGGAATCTTTATTTCCTTTTTGTAACGCTCCATGTCGTTGACCTTGAAATTTTTGTCGGGACTTGATATATCGATGTAACTTTTTTTTTGAGAAAACCAATTCTTTCTATCCTCATATTGTACAACATCGAGTTTTGCATTATAAGCATACTTTAAGGTACTACCTGCACTATCTTCAATAGTTGTTGCCTCAAGATACTTATCTTTATAATGAGTAACCTTTGCTTTGTTACTTGCAAGCTCTTGTTTTGTAGCTTTCAGTTCTCCCTCAAGTCTCGCCTTAATCTGTGTAAGTTCCGTTATTTTATCCACACTGATGTTCAGAGCTTTTATCAAAGTATCTTGAACATAACTACGATAACCCTTACTTACAGCAACTTCTATACTGTGAGCAGGAATATCTAATTTTTGAGCATGAACAATACTATCTTTAGTCTTATAAACCACAACAGGTGATAATTTTTGATTTTCAACATATTGCTGCGTATTCTTTATCTCCTGTAACAATCTCTCATCCCTGTCGGTTTTTATATACTTATCCCAAAGGTATAATCCTAAAACAGGAATCACTGCTATCAACGCACCTATTAATAAATCTTTTTTATGTGTCTTCATAATATCTAAGAATTTTAATTTAAGGTTCAAGTCCTAACACTTCTTTAGCGGTGTCCTCTGTTTTATCTTTAATAACTTCATCCTTCTTCTTCATCGCCTCAATAATACCCGCCTTGATAAGTAGTTGGTTCTGTAACTCATCATTTTTATCTTTCTCTTTAATATAAAGCTCTCTCCACTGAACAATCTCTTCTTCATAGCGTCTATTAGCGATATAATGATTTATTAAGAACATTACCCCGAACAAAGCCCCTACAAACGCTGCAGGGTACTTTGCTATCAGGATAGTAAATCTACTTATCGATTCAGTTACAACTAAACCTTTATTCTGCGGAATAGAAATATCTTCAGAAAGTTCTTGTTCATTTTGTACTTCGTAATCCTTTATTTCTTCTTCCATTTTACATTTTTAAGTTTCAACAATGGCTTTTTTACAATGGTCTTTATCTATCAAATTTAGCAACCAAACTAAAGCCCTTCCTACAAAACTAAGAGTACCTGCAATTTCATTTTTACCTAGGGTACTACTAATAGTCTCATTAGCATTCCCAAACTTATAACCCTCTTTAGTTATTAAAGCAAGATTGAAAAGTGTCCTAAATTCACTATTACCAAACTTATCAATGTTTATCGCAGAGTATCTAAAGTAATTTAAATCTCTAAACACATAAATCACACAAACTAAATTGATAACACTGAGAGGTATAAATAAAAACAAAGCTATCAAAAACAGCAACAAGTCTCTTAAAAAATTTAAAATTTTCATAGTATTTAACCTAGAGCTTCTTCATTTAACTTACTTACATCTTTCCAATCCTGAGCTTTAGTTTTATATCTACCTAAACCTTCACCCATATATCCTGACATACACTCTTGCTGAGTGATTAACATCAAACCTTTACTGAATAAAGTATTTATGTATTCGGTCTCAGTTTTAAAGTTTTCTCTTTTTAAGTTTAATAATTTAGCCAAACCATCTAAATCTTTGTAACTTTTAGAAATTGTTCTAAGTTTAGATGCAATATTAAATCTAGCAGTAGAAGTTTCAAAAATATCATCTTCACTCGCAGGATTATCTTTCCTAACCTGAACAGTTTCTATTTTAAAAGCAGAATCTAATATATTTAAAGTATAAATTTCACTAACGATGTCGTTTGTAACAGATTGGATTTCCATTCTTATATACCCCGCTCTATCACCGTCAAACTGAAACTCTCTTATTGTTTCTATAGCTATCTCCATAACTTATTAATTTAAAATATTTTGTAATAATTCTTTTGTAACTCGTACCCATCTACCATTCTGTCTCACATACATTTGACCATCCGCAGGAGCTTCTTCTACACCTGAACCCAATGTGTCATCAACATGTGCAACCCAATCAGTACTCACAGGACTTTCTTCAAGCTTGTATTGTTTCAAGTCCACCACAACATCAGGTGTAACAATATCAAAAATTTGCCATTCACTTGTGCTGGTATACGCATCTTGTTTTATCCTAGTCCAAGTATTTGGTTTTACAGTTTGTCCCCATACAGTTAAATCAGCAGTATGATTATGTCTTACAAGAACACTTCTAGAATATTTACCATTTCCATTGCCAGGAAACTTAAACCCATACAACCAAACTCTTTTACCTGCTGTAGGAGTGTATCTTACAAATTTACCTGTAGCTTCCTCCTGAATACTTGATATACCCGTACCTGTATCATTTGGTGCCATCATAGGTAAAGATGAACTTCTAAGTAAGTTAGGATTTGGTTTAGTAAATGGTAAATCTGATAGGTCTACATATTTTACTTGACCTGTCACATCTTGTCTAACTAGTAGTCTGTGATTTCTTAAATCATCAGCTTTCTCCATGTAAGATGTATTCAAAGAGAAAATACCATTTATTTTCAGTTGTTTCTTATAACTATATTTAGCATTTTCAAATTGTCCCCAAATAAGAGTATCAGCACTAGAAATTCTTTTATCAATACCATTATCTATATGCAATGAACCATATGTAGAACCTGGTCTGATGTGGTTACCTATTGTAATTACATTATAGAAATTAAAAGGTACTCTACCTCCATATAAGAAATTACCAATATTAATGGAATTATATAATCTCCAACCTGCACCTGTTAACGGTTGATAACCAATTCCAATTGAACCTATAGCTCTATTTATAGTATTAGCTAAAGCGGTACTCTGATAACCAATAATAACATTGGCAGTAGTATTGAATTTCTGAGTAGTTGTATCAAACCCTAAATCTCTCGCTAAATTAGTATCTTTAGTATACTCTTCAAAAATAGGAGAGCTATCTTTAATATCAGCAAGTGACACTTGACCTTTTAACCCAGCACCTGCATTAGCACCTATGAAAATGTTACCTGTAGAATTTTCAGATGTCCCTCCTGCATTATAACCAATAAAGATATTATCTGAACCATTCTTTTGATTATAACCTGCAAATGTCCCTAAGAATGTATTTCTAGAACCTGTGGTGCTTTTACCAGCACTATAACCCATAGCAATATTACTAGTAGAATCAGCAGCTAAACTTTTAAAGTTGTCTGTACCTACCGAAACATTGGCAGTTCTATTTGTATTAGCACCTGTTGAATTATCAGTACCTATAAAAATTTCATTGTTAGCTCCTACAATTTTGTAACCTACCTCAGCATAAGTTAAAGTATTTACTCTACCTGTTTGATAGTTTACAACAGCTACTTTATCTATATTAGGATTATTAGTATTATTATATCTATCACCTTTTATAAATAATTCATAGGAATAAATTGTAGTATTAAAATCTCTAGATTCTATACCATTAAACTGACCAGGTATTTCATAACCTACCTTAATACTATCTTTTTTCAAGTTAATAGAAGACTTATATGTATTATCTTCTCCAACTTCAAAACTAGTATTCTTAAAATCATGCTTCAAATGTGTAGTAGCATCACTAAAAGTATAAGTATTACCTGTCTCAATAGTTTTTTGGATATTCTGAGCAGTAGCTCCTGAACCTCCTCCAGCCCCTATTGCAGCAATCTTATCATCTACATATTTTTTCTGAGTATATTCCTCATCTCTAGTAGGTTTGATATATTTACTTAAAAACATACCATTTGTACTATTAATATAAAAAGTTATATAATTATCTCCTCCTAGTTCTACATCAGGAAATTGAGAATATATTCCAGAATCTTGAATAGTAAATGTTAATGGAGACTTACCATCTATATACCTAGTATAAAACAATTCTTTATCTGTTGCCCTAAATTGCATTCCCATACTATGGTCTGGAACTTCGGAATCTAATTGTATACCTTTAGCTCCAATTTGCCAATACCCCGAAGAAGTTCCTGTATCTACAGGATAATAAAAATCCCCCCTAACAGCATTCCAAGAACCACCTACTTTTAATATAGAACTATAACCTTCTCCACTACCTGATAATTCTATTCCCTCATTATTACCTGAAATTCTATATCCTCCTGTAGTATTTCCTCCATTGGTATAAACGTTCTTTACTACTAAATCTCCTTCAATCTCTTTTCCTTCAAGTTTATTACCTGTTGTCAGAACCTCGGATAATGTTTGAGGTGTAGCAGGAGAACCACCTCCACCACCTGAGGAAGTAACCATCTCCAAAGCTTTACCGTTACCATCAGTAACGATAGGTGTAAAAGTCGTAGCACTTAACTGCTTAGCAAACAAGGTGTAAGTGTCATTACCCGTAGAACCAGGGGTGGGAGCACTACCACCCGTAGGTACAGCTTTAAATCTAAATTTCTTATTACTCATTTTTTGTTACTAAATAAAGTTACCACTTGAATCTTCTACATTCGCACCACCACTATTTGCTTTTGGAGTGTAAGCCACATAATGAACCTTAGCATTAGGGTTTGAAGAAAATACATTACTTATCGTAAAAGAATCCTTCGTAGACTCGATAAGAACCGCTGGTACAAACCCACCTTTCGAGTCTTCTGTTTTAAAAAGCAACACAGGCTTCTCCGCAAAAGGTTGTTTAAAAGTATATTTAAACACTGTTTTATTACCTGGAAGAGTCATTTGTTCAAAATCCGTTTTTGACAAAATGCCCGCTTCATAGGCTTCCATAGCCCCTGTTGAACCACCTCCCGATTTAGAGGAGTTCTGTTGCATAACACACAAAAGTCTTCGCATCAAGGCAACCAACTCTGCCAAATGCAAACTATCTTCGTAATTACTCATTAATTATTTTTTAGTACCACTCCCCATTAATTTTAACTCTGAAAGTTATAGTAGTAGGTAGTGATGTAATATTTGTATATAATTGAAAATTCATAGGCAATTCCTCGCCTTTTTCATATAATTTCGTCATCTTTTTATCAAAGTACATATCAAAATCATATTTTACAAATTTAATACTTTGAACACCATTTCGCAAACCAATAACATCAGCATTTAGAATTATAGGACCCTGTTTTGTATAAAACTGATATTTATTACTTTCTAAAATATCATTTTCTTCAATTTTTGAGGTGTTCCATTTCATCTGCTGAATATGAACAAATGTACCCAACACAACTATTGACAAAATCACAACAATAAGAAATATCTCCATTGTAAAAGGGGCTATTACACCCCATTATATTAACTTGACCAATCGTTACCCGCTTTCACAGAATAATTCACATTATATGTAGACTCATCATCCACATCAGGAGCTTTATAATACAAAGTAAACTCAATAGGTAATTCCGTACCACTTGTGTAAGGAACCAACATGTTAGAATCTGTATATAATCTACTTACATCACCTGTAAATTTAACATGTGTAATCGGGTCGTTATCAGGGTCTGAATAAATCAAATCTATTTTTGTAATTGTTTTATTCTGTCTGTTACCTAATCTCAACACATTATTTTCTGAAACAGGTGGTTGATTAACTTCTGTTATAGTTATAATATATGGTAAAACAGTCTGCCCTTGGTTCAAACTAAAATTACCTGTTAGTTGACTTGCTGCACCCGTGTAAGCACCATTGTAAATCAAAGGAACATTCGTAGTTGAATTTGCAGCAACATTCACATTTTCAACACTTATCGTAAACCCATTATCCGAAAGTAATGTACCAGCTTCAATTGTAAACGCAGTCCCACAAGTATTATTTAAAGCGATATGTCGAGGTGTTACATTATTATAGTTAATACCTTTACGAATTGTGTCTGTAAACGCACTATCTACCGTAGATACACAGTGACCATATACATCAGCTGCTTTTGCAACATCAAATATTATTTTTGCCATAATAAATTTCGTTTATAAGTTTTTAATTTTCTCATCTATCTCTTTTAACTGTTTTTCAAACTTATCAGAAAGTGTTAAAAGATTAAATATTTTCCCTTCAGGTTTAAACTTAAAATATTCCTTATCCACCATAACATTCTGTAAAGGTGTCTCTAAAACATCCTTACTTTGACAATTTCCATCTTTGTCCAAAACTCTTACAGAAAGTTCACTTACTTTAGGTGGGATTGTGGTCCCACCTTTTAGTAAGTCAAGAATATTTTTAAGCTCTCTTTTTAAAAGAATAACTTCCTTCTCAAGAGAAATTACAGTCTCTGTTATATTCTTATCTGCCATTATTGTACAAATTCATAAGTTACAACTTGTTCATAAGCAGTATCTTGAAACTTCGCATTGTACTGAACAAGATTCAAACTCGCTTTAGGAATAACCTGACCTATTGTTACAGGAACACCGTTCAATGTAAGACCTGTTAAATCCCCACCTGTTATTCTCACTGCAACATAAGGGTCACCTTCTGCATCAAAATAAACTTGATTGAAATTACTTTCACTTAATGAAATCAATCCTTTATTAGGAACATTCAAACGAATATCATTCCTTGCAATAGGTGGCTGATTGCCTGAACAACCTCTAACAAGTGTACACAAATCTAAAGTCTGTTCTTGAACCATCTTAGTGATGTATTCAGACATGAATGTTTTAAACTCTGTTTCTTTTAAAACTTCTTTTAAGGTGTCTTTGAACCAAGTTTCTTTCAAAGACTCTTTAAGATGAGTTTTAAACCATTCTTGTTTCAACCTCTCTTTAAGGACCTGATTAAACCACTCCTGTTTAAAGTTTTGTTTTAAGACATCCGTAAACCACTCTGCACTTTCAAGTAAGGTTCTAAACTTGTTTTCAAGCCAACTACCTCTAAGAGCATCACTTATACGCTGTTCAACCCAAACATTATCTCCTTGAATTTCCACACCATTAGGATGGTCCACAAGTTTAATACCTGCTCCCTCCATTAAAGTTTTAAATTCAGCATATCCATCTGAACTTATTCCTTTATACAACTCAGAACCAACACCAACATTGGTTATTTTCATACCTTCCTCTAAGGCTTTTTTAATATCTGCAATAGTATCATTAAGCAACACCAAAGCGTCCTCCATGTTATCTCCATTAACAAGACCCAATGGTATCAGGGTTGAACCGTTGTAATGAACACATTCCGTGTTTACTTTAAAGTCGCAACCACACTTAGGAAGTTTTTTCTCACACCCACAAAGAATTGTAGGTTTTTTATTACATAAATTACAACCCATTTTTATAATATTTGTTTAATTTGTCCACTCGCAGTATCTCGATACAACATGTTTCTAACAAGTCCTGCAGATTTTGCAGCAGTATCATTTGCAAAAGTCTTAACACCCGAGTTAATTAAGTTATCATTAATCACACTAAAACTACCCTCGGTATCCAACACAAGATTTGTCGCAGCAGGAACTAAATTTTCCACACTTTTAAATTTAAAGTTCGGGATAACAAGACGATAATCACTCTTAGAAGTCATCACTATATACTCAAAACTACCTTCAACATAACCAGTGTTATTACCCCCTATTCCGTTTAAAATAAATGTTCCTTCAGTAGCACCAGCATCATTTATGAAATAATTAAAATGATAGTTAGAACTATATTTTAAAGAAGTATACAACAAAGAAGCATTTGCAGCTAAAATGAAAAAGGCATCCCTACCAACATGCGAATGAGTACCGTAATTAGGAACAACCAAATTATAAACGTTAAATACACCAGCAATATAGAAAAAAGCGGTATTACCCATAGGTTTATAAATCTCAGGTTTCCCCGTAACCCTCTCATCAATCAAATCAACAGGCATCCTTTTAGCATTCAGCGATACATTCAACCTCGCATTAGGTGCGGAAGAAAAACGACCTTCTTCATCAACTCGCAAATTATAATTCAACAACGACTCTATAAATAATTCACCAGCCTGTACCGTGATAGATGCGTCCGCGGATGGATTTTTATAATTACATCTAACAATAGGGTTTGTCATCATCAAACTTTTCGAGTATTTGAAATCACTTCCGTAACTTTCACCACCCGCCTTTGTCTGGTTCCCTTCCCAAGAATAAGTGTCAGATTCTAAAAACTGTATTCTATCAGAAGTCTTTTCTCCTATGTAAAAATAAGAGTATTTGTCTGTAGTAACTCCAGCTCGCTGACTACCATCCCAACGAAGTATACCAGGTCCTTTAAAGTTTGTCACAATACCATTACCAACCAACTTCATGAACATTTCGTCTTGTAAACCTCCACTTCCATTTTTACCAACAGAATTGTAAATTTTTTCAGAGTCAAACATAAAAGCATCAAATCCTGTGTATGTCAAACTAACATCATTCTGAAGTTCAATTGTTAAAGTATTAACAGTTGGGTTTTCTGCAACTGTTCCACTTGTCTGTACTATAATCCTTGCATATTTATTCTCAGGATTAAAATCTGTCCCGCTACCAACTACTGCTGCTCTTGCTTCATCAAAAGTTAAGTAAGGTCTTGAAATACTACCGTTAGACGGGAAATCAGCAGTAGGTTGATACGTATTATTTACATAAAACGTCTTAATTCCCGCTTCACTCGGTTGTTCTATACTTACAGAACCATCATTATTTTTTGTCAATTTCAAGGATGAAGACTTTAATCTTGAAATTTCCGCTTTAGTCTCTGTATCAGAATGAACTAAACTCACATCGCCCGTAGCAGTAGCCACAACCTCTTTCTTAATAGGAGGAGTTTGTGGAACCCTCGCAACCTTAAAGTCTATTTTTCCATCAGTGACTTCAAGTGTTACACTTCCATCGCTCGAACTCAAACCTTTGAAAGTGTAATTACCACCATTCTTTTTGAAAAGAGCCTCTCCTTCACCCGAAGTCTGAATGTTTAAGTTCAGATTCTGTAGAAAACTATTTATCAAATCTTTGAACCATTGTTTTTCTAAATTCCCTTTAAGAACTTGTTCAAACCAAGGTTCATCCATAATACTTGCTAAATACTGTTTAAACCAATCTTGTTTGATAAGTCGTTTAACCAAATCACCAAACCAATCAGCATCAGCACTTTTTTTCAAGTAATTTTTAACCCATTCTTCATTAACACTCACTCTAATTGTATCATTTTCAGGAGTTAACAAAATCCCGATACCTTGAGAAAGTGTTTTAAATTCTTCTCTACCTACATCATCCTTACCTTTATAAATTGGAGCACCCGTGCCCACATTTACAATTTTCACTTCAGAATCAGTTACTTTCAAATATACATCCGAGAACATCTCGTTTATTCTCAATATAACCTCTTCTAAGTTATCACCTCTAATAATTCCTAAAGGTAACAAAGGTAAGTTAGTGTAAGTTACGCATTTAGCGTCTAATTTTTTATCAGGACACTCACCACATGGTTTTTTCTTTTCACAACAACACACAGGTTCGTGACAAAACTTACATCCTCTCATTTTAAGCTAATCTTCTTGCTTCGTTATAAAAACCTAAAACTAATTCTTTAATAAGAGCTTCGTCAACCGCAACAACAATAGTGTCATCGGTCTCGGTTAGTTTAATACCTTTTCCAACTTTCAAAGTTCTAAAAGTATGAGAACCATTCTGTCCCTTATCCTTATACACTTTAACGCCGTCACCCAAGTTCAACCCTATAAAATCATTATCCACCTTGTGAGACAATGTTTCTATCTTAGTGTCTATCCTTTTAAGAGCATGGTCTAAAGTGTGTCCCTCTGTAACACCTATGTTTTTAAGACATCTACCTGTATATTCTACAAGTGTAGCATCTGTTTTATTACAACAACTCATTGAAATTATTTTTTCATATTAGCGATTTTCGCTTTTAACATTTTAACCTCCGATTTTACAGCTAACATCTCCTGTTTAATATTGTTGTTATCTTGCTTCAACTTCTCATTCGCTCTAAACAACTCTTTAAACGTATTTTCTAACCAACCTACATAGTCCGTTAAAGAAGGAGACACATGTGTGTCCATCTCAGTACCTTTTACCTTAACACAAGTGGAAGAGATAAACATATCACATTCCATCTCGCTGTTATCAACAGTCGGTATGTTTATTTGACCACACTTTCCCATTATTTCTTCTCTTTAAGTTTACAAATTTCATCGATAAGCAATTGTAATAACGCAGTCAAACTTGTAACCTTGGTTTCACACTCTTTCAAACACTTCAAATCAAGACCTTTAAGAACATCATCTGTCCCGCCATCTTTCTTCTTTAATTTACAAAGCTCCGTAACAAGTGTTTTAATAGCGTCTTTAACAAGAACAACTTCCTTCTTATCGTATTTACTTTTAGTTACAGGGAATGTTACACATGTCCCTTTATCCACATCCTTAAGATTTATAGAGTCTAAAATGAAATCTGTTATTTGATATAAATCAGTGGTAGTATCCTCAAGATTTATACAATTTTGTAACAAGTTCAATTTAGAAAACTCAGGAAGTTCAAGGTCGTAAAACACACATCTTGAAGGTGTCTTAATACACCCGTCGGCTATTCTATTTTTTCTACAACCCATTTAAACATATTTATGATATAATGTTGAAACCCTATCTAAAAAACATTCATCGTCAAAGTCTATTTCACAAAAACGATGTTCTAACAAATCATAAAGATAAAGTATCAAATCTATTTCCTCCGATTTAAAATTATTCGCCAAACCCATCTTACGAAACATCAAGTCTTTATCAGCCATACACATGACGATTTCATCAACCATCTCCCTAATGTTCTCGTAGTTATTTTGAAATATACTTGTAGCACCCATTACACACAAGTTTTACAAGTTTTCAATCTATCAAGGTCTCTCTGAGCGTTTTGTAACAAAGTAGTAGCCTCACAAATGTTATCATGACGAACATTCGCCTCAGCACCCTTTATATAAAGTTCAACACGCTTAATTCTTTTAACAAGCTCTGTATCCACTCTGTTAACAGAACAAGAAAAGTTAACCTTCATTAAAATCTTATCAAGCTCTAAACGAAGATTATCTGTCTTCAAATGGTATCTTGTCTCAAAGAATTTGTCAGGTGAACCTTTTATTGTTATTTTATAAACACCATCAGGTAAATATCTCTTCTCTTCCCTAACATCACTTAAACCTAAACTAACACTTGTAAACATGTTAATCACTCGCTTATCTAAGTAATGAGTTATCGGTTCAGAAAACCCTGGAGGTGTTATCTCAATAATTGCAGGTTTATCCTCTATATGAGCCCACTCAGAAATATCATATATAACTAAGTATCTCGGGTCCCTATTCTCTAAAACCTGAAAGTCTATATCTATATTTTTAACAGTCTCGTTCATCACTTCAATATTTTAAAAAAGGGAGAGTTAAACAAACCCTCCCTTCAATTTATATTACCCCAATGCTCTTACTCCATCAATACCTGCTTGAGCAGCCAAGTTATTCAAAAGTTTTTCAACTTTCTGTTGTTTACCTGCCTCAACCATGATATGGAAAGTATTATTAGCACTATGAGTACCACCCATTCCTTGAGAGAACTGATTTCGTCTAATTGTAATAGCGTAATCTATATACTGAGCGTTATAGTTGATATTACTTTCAACACCTTGTAAGAATTTCTCTTGGTTAGATTTAGCCTCAGCGATACCACCACCGAAGTAAGCAATACCTTCTCTTTCATAACCTCTTAAAGAATATCCTACTTTATCTCTCTTAGAAGCGTAAGACAAATATTCTACATGGAAAGGGTCATCAGAAATTCTTCCGATACCTTCTCTCACATCTCCTATCCAACCTCCTGATACTTCAATTTTGATTGGGTCTTCAGAGTATCTGATTTCATCAATAACACATTCTGTAGGATTGATTTCAAGAATTTTACCTTCAATCTTAAATCCACACTTGTTAGCAGGAGTTCCAGCAACAGCTACAGGTCTCCAAGCTCTACCATCGAAATCAGCAGGAGCTTCAGCTCTGTACATATCTAAGAAGATAGGGTCGCAAGCCTCACCTCTCAAGTTAGTTTTAACTTTCGCTTTGTATCTTGTTTGACATCCACCTGTTACAGTATCCTTAGTAATTTCTAAGTTAGGATAAGCAGCTTGAAGTTCAGCCAATCTATCTGTAACACCATCACATTTAGGGTCTGGCAGGTCGATGATAAATTCTCTTGTAGAAAGTTTAACCTCTTTACCTTTAACCCAATTTGTAGAAGAAGTTGTAGCATTGTTACATACAGAAAGAGCTTCTCCTATATAGTTAACTGTAAGTGTAGGTTCTGTACCAAGAGCACCTGCAATATCAGTAGCAGAAATTTTCTTAGAGAATAGTGCCGTATAAACACCAACACCATCTTGTTGACCTTTTCCTTTTTGAACTGAACCAGCAACAACATTCGTTAAACCTTGAATAGTTGCAGATTTATCAGCACCATTATCTTCAATAGTGAAAGAGTAAACATAACCACCCTCAGCAGCAGTAAATCCTGTTGCACAAGCAGCACACCCTTTAATATAAGAAGGAATAGAAGAAACAAACGCTGCTGGGGCAGGAGCTGTCCCTAATTGTAACAACTGATAAACAGAAGTCAAACCTTCTCTCTTAACTCTTTCAACAACAACACCTGGATACTGCTCTCTTACAGCAGCAAGAGCGATAGCATCACCTGCATCCACCAATGTAAGTTCGTAGAAGTTATAAGCTTCTTCTGTCTCAACAGGTCTGTTATTGAAGATAGGTGTAATTTTTACAAATCTCTCAGGAGAAACACCACCTCTAAGTTTGAATTGTTTGAAAGACTCAATAGCCTGTTCAACAATCTTTTGACAATTTCCATCAGCACATCCGTCAACAGTTGTACATTTGTCACTGTAAAGACTTCCTGCATCGAAGAACATAGGAATTTGAACTTTCGCATCAGGATAACCTAAGTGTCCAATAGCCTCACCTGACAACTGAATCATAGCACTCTTACTTTGACCATTTCTAAATCTCAAAGAAGTAGTGTCATCAATACCGTTGTAACCAACGATTACTACATCAGGAGTAGCTTTTAAAACTTTTGGAGTTTCTACCTTGATAGAAATAATATCTTCTACTGTGAATGGATAAGAAGCGAAAGTTTTGTTATCTTTACTTCTCGATAATCCTTCACCTCTTTGTTTTTCTCCCTGTCTGTATCTTATCTCAAATCTTCGAGATTTAGGGAAACCATTAAACGCCTCAACTGCCACAAGACCATCCTTGCTAACATTTTGAGTATCGAAAATACCTACTTGACCTCGGTTCAAATCAAGTGAACCACCTTTAGTCAATACTGACCCATTAACCAAAAACATTGGTCGGTCGAACGGTTTATGTAAACCCATTTTTATAATTTTATTTTATTAAACAATGATTAAACAATAGAATTAATTTCATTAGAATCTATCTGATAGCGTTCTACATAATCAGAATTGATATTAAAATCTTTAACACAGATGTCTAAAATATTCTCTATGTCACTATCTGTAAATTCAGGATGAACATTTGTGGAATGAGAGCCGTCAAAATGTATATAACCCTCAATATCTACAGGTGTTGGAAACCTGTAATATGTCAGAAAGACATTAGAAATATCGAAACCTTTTCTGTAAATCTGAATTGCGTCCTCCCCGAATGTATAAAAGGTTTCTCGATAATCAAAGGAAGGTTCGTTGAACTTATCGTTGTATAACTCGTGTATGTTTTCAGATTTAACCTCCCACATTACATCAAAAAAATCTTCACAACCATCTTGTTCACCTTTTGCCCTCACATTGACAAATCTAAAATAATCTTCAGGAAGTAAAAAACTACGGAAATCCTCGTGTAGTGAACCTTTCACTAATTCCTTATTAGGAACTTTAAACTTTTGGATATTACGAACTTCCCCATTTGAGGAAGCTCGTATAATTGTATCCAAGTATTTATTTTGAGATGTATTGAACAAAATAACAAACCTGCCTTTATCTACAGCAATATTGTCATTTATAGCGTTCTTGTTCACTTTCAAAAGGAATCTGTAGTAAACATCTAAAATATCCATTAAACTGTCATTAGAGCATGTCGCACCTCCAATAATTCTTTATCTTTCATAAGCCTTGAAGCTGCTTCTTTCAGGTCTACTCCTAATGGAATTTCACCATAGTAGTACTCCCCTGAAATATTTGAAACTTGACCTGTACGCACCTTCTTATTAAGTATGTGGAACAACGCTATTTCATCTGAACCATCGCTCGTTAGAGCTTTTTCATAAATTCTAAGAAGTTTAACTGCGTTACCATCATCATTCATGAGCCAAGAATACACCATTGAATTTAAGGAACTATTCTCTATATCTTCTGAAATAGTATTAAATCCAATATATTCCAACGCTCTAATTGCTGTAACTCTGTTATTTTCCAACAATTTACCAAAGCTAAGAACAGCCTCCATAAAGTTGTTGTTAATTTCTTCTTTATGACCTTTGTATTTAGTTACATCCTCAACCATGTATTGAGCCGCACCATAGCGAGGGTTTCCTTTTTCATTCTTCGGTACCAACTGATAAGAAAGTACTGCTTGTACAAGGTCCAATAAATCAGAAGCTTGAGATGTTTTAAATGCTCGGTCTACACCAAGTTTGTAAGAATAGTTGTCCCAAAATTCTAAGTTGTTGTGGTTCAATAAACCTTCTTTACCCATAAATCTTTCATACGGTTCTACAACATATTTCTTGAGAGCGTTCACTCTTAACTTAACTTCATCTCTGTCTAAAAGAGCATAACACGGAGAGTCTTCGTACAACCCTGTGTCATACACACCGTTACCCAATTCATCTGATACAAAGTTAACCCCTCTATAGTTAGCAACTTCCACAGATGGTAGTTTCGTACTACCTTTCTCTTGGAATGCCTCAGGGGCAGACTTATCAGGTCTATTAATAACTTTATAAATCGCACCAACTTCTATCTCGAAATCATTAACTTTAATAATATCAGGAACGACTTTGGATTTTTTCGTACTTTTTGCCATCTTTGTTAAAGTTTTATGTTTGCAAATATAATATAAAAATTACTCAATAAAAAGTAAGTGAAACCTCGCTTTATAATTAACACAAGGTTTCACTCAACATGTTTAAACATCTTTTCGGAAAAATTTTCCTAAAATATTATCGTTGTAAAATCCGTCTTTTTCAAGTACACCTTCTTTAAATAATTCACGAGTTTCAAGATATGTTAGTTGTTTAGTATCTCTCGCAAGGAATAGTATCTCTCTACTCACAACAGAAACACCTTTCATAATATCTTCTTTTAACCCTTTATTTGAACCAATGTAGGTCTGCCAATCGCTTTCTTTCTTTACAATTTTATATTTTTTAAGTCTCTTATCCGTAATTAAGACAAGTTCCTTCTTACCCAACTTAACTTTCCTCTCTGTGAAAAAATTCTTTTTACCTAAATAACTTTTATCATTAGATAAAGTTATTTTATAAATAAAACCAAAAGGTTCGTCAGGTAATTGCTTATAATCATCTAAATCAAAATTCTTGTATTTCCACTTCGGAATGTTGTTTATTTCTTTCTTCATTTACTTTGTTTCTTATTTCTTCTTCAAGTTCAGGATTGTCTTCAAGCAACGAGGTCACATTAGACGCCCCCTGTCCTAATTTAACATCACCATACGAATACCACGAGCCACCCTTTTGAATAATTCCGTAATCAACGGCATAATCTAAAAGTTCCTGCATTCTGTCAAGACCTTTACCAAACTTAATTGTAAACTTCGCTTCTCTCATAGGAGGTGCTATCTTATTCTTAACAACCCTACACCAAGAGTTGTTACCAACTTTTTCCCCATGGTCTTCAGCACTTGTCCCTTTAAAGAGATGTATTCTCTGAGATGCATAGAATTTCATAGCTTGACCTCCTGGTGTAGTAACACCGCCACCATAACCACCAATCATATTTCTAACCTGATTAGTAAAAATAACGGTGCAATTACTGTCCATTGCCTTACTTGCTATCTTAGGCATTTCCTGAGATAAAATCCTTGCTAAAACAGCCATTGTAGCCTCTCCTGCGTCAGCCTCAAATATCTTTTGAGGTATCATTGCTGCAATAGAGTCAACCACTATCAACGAAAACTCTCCCGTATCTAATAGGTCTAAAAGTATCTGACATGCAGCTTCTGCACTATCAGGTTGTGTAAATAGTAATTCTTTAATATTCACACCCAAGGCTTCGAAATATTTAGCGTCAACACTGTTTTCAGTGTCAATATAGGCAGCTCTACCTCCTGTTTTTTGTACTTCTGCAATAGCCGTTGCAGAAATTGTGCTTTTTCCTACGCTAGGTTCAGAAAACAACTCCACAAGCCTTCCTACGGCATATCCACCTCCAAGGGCGTCATCGATAGCCATAGAACCTGTTGTGATAGTTTTAACAAATGCTTTTTGGTTACTACCTAAAGCCATTAATGTTCCTTCTCCGTATCGCTTATTGATACTTTGCAATACAGAGTCAATAGTCTTTTTTTCTTTTTCTTGTTTTGCCATATATTATGATTTTTAAATGTTCGTCAATGTTATATATTTCACTTACAACAATATTTAAGTTATTCTATTCCCAATTCTTTCAACACTTCCCATTTATCCCTCATCACCCTTGTAACTTGAAACACCTTGCCTTCTTTAGTAATTACTTCATATTCTCCATTACTCCTAATAGTCTTTATTCGACCATTACCTAACACACCTTCCACTCTAAAATAAACTACATCATCTATCTGTGGCCCCATCTTAACTATGTTACTTGTGTAATAGTTACGCGTTATTGCAAAGGTTGTTAAAGAAGATGTAACCATAGCTATAACCATTATAAACACCGCTGCAGAATTATTACTATTTTTCATATTTAGTCTGTTTTAATTCCCCAGAATTTTGGGGAATTAGATTATTTAATATTCTCACTCGCATTAACAACCTTATTAAACTCACCCTGTAGTAATTCTCCGAAAGCATCTAACAATATGCACGGAGGACAACCACCCATTTCTTCTAACTTCTTAAAACCTTTATATAAGGTTTCCACAAAAGGTATAAAAATAGGACCACAAGTTGTTTCTAACAGGTCTTTATCACCCTCGAAGTTTTCTACTAATTCTTTGTATCTATCTAAATACAACTCTTTTTTATCATCTATTTTACTCATTGTAATAAATATTTTTGCAAATATAAGAAAATTATTTTAATTAACAAACAACAATCAAGTTTTATTTTATAAAACAAAAAAGCGTCTCCACTATTAAGTGAAAACGCCTTCAAAAACATTAACGAAAATTTACACAAAAAGATGAATAAACTATATTCTTCTGAATGCAGTTGGAATCTCCTGCAATTCGATAATGATACTTCTTGTAACGTCAAGTACTAACGCACCTGATACGTTGTGAGCCCAAAACTCTCTTGACATCGTTTTAGATGTACTGATGATTTCTCTACCTGTTTGAGGGCTATATCTACCGTTAGAGTAACCCCACCACATGTTTTCACCTTCAGGCTTAACATAGTAAACATTAGCTCTTTCATTACCACCTGCAACAAGTTTAGCTCCTGTAGGAAGACTTCTTCTTGCATTAGAGTAGTTAGCGTCAGTAGCATCAGTAATCATCATAGAGTAAGCAGAGTGAGCATAACCACCTTCTCCGTAGAATCCTCTTCCTCTTCTATCAGACATCGGAGAGTAATCCATCGCTGGGTCGTGATTAATTTCCACCCATCCAATCTCAGGGATGTTAACTTTTGTGAACATTACAGGCTCAAGAGTAAGTGAAGTAAGACTCTTACCTTGAACAGGAGAATGTGGTAAGAATTTCTCGTTACCCATAAGCACCCCAAGAGCTTGAATTTGAGCCATAACTTCTTCTCTGAACAAGTTAAGCATGTTCATATATGAGAAGTATCCACAATCAAATTTAATGTATCTGTCTTGTGGAGATAAATCTTTTCTATTTTGGAATAACACAGCCATAGCTTGTCTCAATAGAGACTTAGTAATTCCACCTTTTCTTGAATAAGTAAATACATTACCTCTTCTAAATTGATGCCAAGCTCCTTCTGATAATCTCTTAGTTCCATCAATACCTTTAACAATACCTCCTTTTTGGAAGTTAAGAGCGTATGCTTCCATCTTCATCAATTCAAGAAGTACTAAATATTCAAGAGTTGAACCGATAGTAGTAGTATCTTTCTTAAGTTTACCATTTTTATCAAGTTTACCGATAATCATGATGTCTTTCAGATACCCGTCGTTATCTTTTCCAAATTGTTCAAGCTGGTTAGCAAATCTGTTCCAAAACTCTCTAGCATGTACCGCAGCACCCGAGAAGGTTTTCTTGTCTGCATACATAGTGTAGAAAGTCTCAACCCCTCTATGTCCTCCTAATTCAAATTCCAATGTCATAGTTGAAACATTGTCACCTCCTTCGAAGTTAGAGAATTGAGTAGAGAACTCACCTAAAGAGTGGTTAACTTTAAAGTATTGAATACCTTCTTGTAAGTATTGTTTATCGAAGTACTCATCTTCATCCATAGTTACAAGTTGCACCCAGTGTTTCCAAGTATCACCGTTTCTTTCTACAACATGGTCTTCCGAAACGTGCAATTGTTGTCCTCTTTCAGGGTTATAAGTGATAATATCACCAGGCTGATAAGCAACATCAAGTTCAATAGGGAACACAGAACCCGCAAGACCAGGATATTCTGAGAAATCAGAAGTGTCTGCAGTTGTGAATGAACCTGAAGGCTCAACAATTTCTACATCGTAGTGACATTTTCCTTGCACACCATTTACTTCAAGGATTGCTCTATCTTTGAAATATTTCTTATAACCTGGCATTCTATAGTCTGCTTGGTTACTGAACAATTCAACTAATCCCAAGTGATTTTTATCAGGGTCCTCAGCATACCAAGAACTTAAAGATGGAGAATCTACTAAACCATACTGTTTAACTTTATTTGTACTTGTAAAAGCTACAATAGTATCCCCGTTGTAGGGTTTACCTAAAGAATTAAAACTCATTTTCTTCTTTTAATATATTAAAAATTAATTATTCAAAATCTGACAAATCGATTACATTTCCTGTATGAGTTTTACCTGGGTTTTTAGGAGTGATGTTTATACTGTCACTTCCACGCTTAACCACTTTCAAACTCTTCATTGTTTTAATTTGAGTATCTCGAACTTCTTCTTTCGCAACTTGTTTCTTATAAGTGTCCTTATCTATAAGGAACAATGCTAACTCAGAAGCAGTTTCAGGATTATTTCTCAAATTGTAGTATAAAGTATCCAACTCAAATGAACCATTTTCGTTCTCTTTAGTAGCGTAGTCTACAATTTTCTTCTTAACATTTGAGTTCAAATCGAATTTGTTAAGATTTTCACTCAGACTATCTCTATAAAGTTTAAGTTGTTTCTTCTTTTCTTCTTTTTGAGCAACCGCTTGATTGTTCAAAGCTTCCATCTGCTTATCAATAGCCCCACGAATCTCAGCGTCTGCTTTAAGAGCCTCCTCTTCAAGTTTACCTTTATTCATGAAACTTTCAATCAAGTCCATAGTTGTTTCTTTATCCATACCTTTTAATTGATGATACTTCATAAAGACAGCTTTTTGTTGGTCCAATTCTATAGATAAATCTAAATTGTCCAACGGGTCTTGATACATATTGTAAGTTTCTAAAGCTTGGGATACATTCCCACCATTTTTCTCAATCTCTATCAAATGCTTAGTAAAGTCTGACACATTCTTAGTTGTGTTCTTTTCACCTTCACTTCTCGCATTTTCTATTTGAGCCTGAATAATTCCTGCGAAAGATTCTTCATCTAAATCATATTCTGATAAAGGAATTTCACCATCTTCTGTTTCAATAGTATCGAACGCTTCGATAACTTTACTCTTCATCAAAGTATCCAAAATGTTCTTATACTTATTTGAACTTTCAGAAGATACAATATTCGGTTCAGGTTTTTCTTCCTTAGGTGGATTTACGGGTTCCGTAGGTATTGTAAGTTCCTCACCCTCTTCAGTAGCAGGAGAAGTTTCTTCTTTAACTTCTTCCTCTTCAGTAGAAGGAGTGATAGGTTCATCATCCACTTCATTAGTAGTTTCACCTCCTACACCAAACTCAGCATCTAAAAAAGATTCCAAGTCCGCTACATTCCCGTTCTGTGTTGAAAAATCAAAATCGGGGTTGTTCGTTAAGTCTATACTCATAACTTTCTGCAAATTTATATTGTTAATGGTTAAAAATCAATAAACTAAAATAAACCACTCATCCATAAAGTTTAATTTTATGAATGAGATGGTATTTTATAAGATTAGTTCTTGTTGACAAGTGCTATCATTTCGTCACTCTTACGCTTTTGAGCACGCTCTTCAAGCTCTCGAGCTTTAAGCTCCAACTCTCTATCTTTACGAGAAAGTTCCGCTTCTTTCATAGCTTCATCAACTGCTAATTTTCTTTCTTGTAATTGTTCTTCGAAAGATTGCTGTCTTTCTTTTAAAGCTTGGTCTGCTTCTTTATTAATCATATCGAAACCATATGCATCAGATTCTTTATCAGATGCTCTACCCAACGCTTTAATTCTCTCAACATCAATCTTATTATCTCTGTCAGCCTCTTTGGACATCTCTTGACGCTTCCAAGCTTCATCCATTCTCTGCATTTCGAGTTCATGAGCCTGTTGCTGCTGTTGCATAACTTGTTCGTGTTGTTGTTGTTGCAACATCTCGTTATATAATCTACTCTTACGAGCAACATCGATAACACTTGACATTGATTTCGTTTGAATAACTTCTGCAATCGCCAATAGGTCATTACCCATTGTGTTATTCTGAAGAACAAATTGTTTAAATGTTTCAAGGTTTTTACGCTCAGCACTATTAGAAGTAAGCATAATGCTGAATTTTCTCAAATGGAAATCAGGGTCTGAAAATTGTAACCACGCTTTTGTAGCATCTGATTTCGTATAGAATACAGAAATATCCTTACCTTCTTTCTGACAATATTGAGCAACTGCTAAATGCATGTCTAATGCCCTTTTCTTAAAGTCAGAGAAGTGTTCAAAGAACGGTTCAGTTTGAGAATAAGCAGCACTTGTAGATTGTCTAACTCCTTCTGCGGTTTCGTGCTTAGTAGGAGCACCCAACCTTTGAGGGTTAAATCCTATTTGTTCATAAGCTTTATTTTTATAAAACTCTGCCAATTGCATACGGTCGGCAATCTGTGCTGAATAACTCAAGTTTTGAGGTGCAAACTGCATCATACCTCCAGCAATTCCTTTTAAGTTTGAGGTAGAAGTGTCTATCGGAACAATACCTGTATTTTTAGCAATACTTCGTATGTTAAATAAAACATCTTCTGTATTACCCCAACTCTTCATTTCACTCGGTAGATACTGTACATCCAATAAGAAGAACAAACCAATTTCCTTTTCTAATAGGTTATACATTTGGTTCATTGCAATGTTATGACCTATTTGATAAGGAAGAATTAAAGGTGCTAAACCAATACCAACATAACCTGCCACAGGTAATTGTAATTGATATAACTTACTATTCCCTTTAATTTGATATTCTAAGGGTTCAACTTGAATGTAAATATCATCATCCAAAGCAGTACCCATACTGTTTATCTTAACACCACTCCAAACTTCAGGAACATAATCCCAAACAAGAGTATTAGGTGTAGGATTGTTCTCAGCTTCTCTAAGAGTAGTTTTACTTAAAGTTTTAATATTCTTTTCCTCTAAGAAGTCTTTAAGTATTTCTTCTGTAACTGTTTCTTGAGTAAGCATCCCTGTTTCAGGGTCTTCAAAAGTAATAAGCCCAAATCTCTTATAGGACACAAAATAAGCCTCTGTAACCTGTATAAGGTCCTGACGAATCACTGTGTTATCAGATAACTGACGGATTCTATCTCTATGAGAACCGTAACCATATACATCATTCATCCTTCTCGGTAAAAAGGCGTCAATAGATGTAACTTCTCCGTCTCTCCCAACCATGGTTTTCTTCGCCATAGGTGTACCTAACAAATCCTGCAACCCTAAAGCAAACTCATAATCGTAATACTGTTCATGAGGAACAATGTGAGTTTCTCCACCTGAACCTTTCAACACCATATCAGGAAGTTTTTGGTTCGTTTTAGTACCTTTACCTGTACTAAAAATAGTATCCTTATTAAGGATTTTCTCTTTCTCCTCTTTCGTCAATAAATGACCATATCGGTTAATAAGTTGAGCAGGTGAAAAGTAATGTATCCTTCCAATGTAATCCCCTTCTTGTGGGTATTTTACATCTAAATTTTGAGAATAAAAAGTATTTAATGGTGACCAAGCCTCAACTTCATAACTATCGTAACCTACTCTGTAGTGTCTAAAACATCTACCTGTTAATAGGTAATCAGTTAAGTTAATAAGGTCTATCTCAGACAATTTAAATCTTTCTGTATCAGCCTCTTTAGTATATTCTGCCCACTTCACAGCCTGTGTCTGCCAATCAGCTTTCAAGTAATTGTCAATTTCAGGTGGTGTAAGTGCATGTTTCGCTTGTTCTACCTGTTGAAGATACTGATGTTTCTCCTCTTCAGAATTAAATGGCATTTCCTCAGGATTATAAAGACCTTGAGTTATAAGTCGCAACTCTAACTCTTTATTCCATTTATCAGTTATGTATTCCTGTAATAAACGGGTCTTTTCTCTAAGATATTCATTCGAAGCAATCTCATCTACCTGAGTAACTGCGAAACTGTCAGAATGGGCTAAATACTCCCCTCGAAGAGCTCTTATTATTATCCCTAATATGTCGTAGTGTTTAATAAAAGTAGGAACACTTGTATCCTTTAAAGCCTCATCTAATTCAGACAGTTGTGGTATAACCTCCGACAATTCACTGTGGGAAAGTTTTCCCTCAACCATACGATATAAATCTTTAAATCGTAAGTTTTCCTTCATCTGTCGAACACCTATCCTTTCCAAGGCGTCCATAGTTTCCTTCTTAAACTCTTTTGTCTGTTTTTTAGAATACGGTATGGCTTGTGCAGGTAATTCGGAATGGATACCGCCACCAATCGCATCACCATACCAATAACTTGCATGTGCAGCCATTGTGGTATTTAACAAATTTCTGCAAAAATACTAAAAAACAACCGTGTAATAAAAAAACTAAAACCCCACCTTATAAAGGCAGGGTCTTAGCTACTAACAATCAAAATTAAATTTAAGTAAATGAACAAATAATTAAAAAAAGCAAAACAACAATTAAATGTCAATATCGGTGAGAGCTTCAAGCTCTTTATTTTCTTCATAATATTTGGTAAAGGCTTTTTTATCCTTTTCCCAAACACCTGTAGCTTCAGGGAAAATTAAAAACAATTCACCATTTTCTAAACAAGAATTATAAAAATTCTTAACTTCTGTTTTTGTAATCTTTATTTTTGCCATAATTCATGTTTTAGAAAGGTAAATCCATTTCATCTTCCTCCTCTTCAACTTGCTTCGCTACAGGTTTTGCAGGTTTAGCAGCAACAGGTTTTTCAACAGCTGGTGCTGGAGCAGGTGTAGAAGTTTCTTCTTCATCATTTCCACCATAAGAATAACCACTTGTTTTCTCAAATCTTTCAAGTTGTTCCTTCAAAGACTTGTAAAGATACTTGTCTTGATTTGAAAAATCCCAAACTAATTTTCCTGAAATATCTTCAGACTGTGTTGGAGAAGGAATATCTCCACCATTATTACCCTCTTTGTTAAGGTATTTATGGAACGCTTTTACAGACTCGTTTTCTCCGTGATTGAAGTAAATGTTTTTAACAGTGTAACCTCTATCATCTTTTCTTTTATCGAATGAAATCGAGTAAGTTTTTTCAAAATCTACATTCGGAAGAACTTGAGCCAACGCCTTAGCATATGGAGAAAGTCCTTTTTTCATTGTGTAAAGTTGGAATTGAATATTCTCTCTTCCGTCTTTACCATCAATAGAAATACTTACCATAGGAACTTCTCCTGTTTGGAATTTTGCATTTCTAATTCTTAATTCTACAATCTTACCTTCGTCGGTTGCTGTAAATAATTTACGGTAACCTGTAAGCTTACCTTCATCATTGTAGTGAGGTTTATAACCATCCATCTCTACTTTTGACGCTAAATAAATAAATCCGTCTGCGTCTACTTTGAAATAACTTGTGTTAGCATTTCCTACTTCTCTTGCCATAATAAAATGTGTTAAAAATTAATAATTAAGTTAATTTGTGAGTTTCTAAACTGTTTAAGAACTCATTTTGTTCCGCAAATATAAGGAAAAAATTTTAACCTCCAAATAAAATCATAAGAAATTTTATTTTTTCTTTAAATTTCTCTAAATATCGAATGTTGTAAATTCCTTATCTATAAATATCATATGTTGAACACTCCCATCCGTGTGGATTATAACATTTCCTTGAAGCCAACTTGACGCTCCTTTATTGTAACCCTCTCTTAAATGTGTCAATGTTCCAACAGATAACACTCGCCCTTGCTTACCACAAACATGAGAATGCCCTACTATCATTTTTGTAGACATTCTTGTGAACTGCTCTAAACTTCCACGACTTCCGTTCGCACCTATATGACCATGGTGAGCAACTTCCCAACCATTTACAACGAAAGAATCATCGTAATCTAAACAAAATACCTGTTGTGGTGAAAAATTCTTTTCTATCATGTAGGCCACAACACCTTTTTTAGCATCACCTTTTAAAATAGATGAGGATAGTTCTAAATAAGTTAAGGCGTTTTTAATATCCTTTTTCCAATCCTGATTCAATATCCATCTATCAAACCTATCATTGTGATTTGCTTGAACAATAACCTTCTGTATATCCCGACCGTCATCTAAAAACTCTATTAAAGATTCTAATTCGTCCATAACATCATCGGCTCCATCCTGCATTCTCTTAAACTGTTCTATCGGATTGTTTACAATGTGATTATTGACAGAAATACCATCTATAACATCATGATAAACTTCTACATCAGCGTTCATCTTATCTGTAAACTCCATAGATTTAACTAAAACATCTATATCCGTCGAACCCCAATGCAGGTCTCCATAAACCATACCTGATATTTTGTTTATCTTTTCAACCTTACCATTCTCCACCCGATGACACAAATCTGTGAAACTACCATCTGCATTCGCTTCAACCTGTCTGATAAAGAACACATCCACATCACGAATTTCAACAATTACAAATCCAAGATTATGGTGAAACTCTCCCTTCTTACCCGATTTACTATCCGTATAGTTCGGTAGTGTTATCGCCCCTGTAGACAATAATATCTTCTTAGGATGACCTTCTAAAACAGGAACAGACTTTAAATGTTGTTTAGGATGTCCTACAATTGTAGTAGTTTCACCCGTCATCATTTCAAGTCCACTTAAAGGTATAGACGCAGTAGGTTGTATCTTAACATCACCTAAAATCGTCAAGTATTTATGTATATTGTGTCGGTTGCTATCCCAATATGGTCGTGTTAACGGGTTCCAACTCTCATGTTTAACTTCTGTGTGAACAGATGTCGGGTTTTTGTATCTCCCAAGAATAACTGAAAGCTCAGCACCTAAAAAATCCTTATAAGCAAGGATATTATTCCACAATTCTAAATGTAAAGGTGTTTCATTCTGCTCCCAAGTGATTAAATAATACTTAGAATTTTTTAAAACCCTCCCTTTTGTTTCAAGCAATGCTTCATCTAACAATTTATCTTTTCCAATATTGTTAGTAACCTTCTCTCTTTCTAATAGTTTTGATACAGACCTTCTAATCGTATCTGTGTAAGTAATCTGCCTTAAACTACAAAACTCAACGGCAGTTTTGGTTATATTTCCATTCTGCTCGTCAAGTATTCTTTTTAAATCTTCTAAATCCTCTTCTGTATATTTTCGCATTTATTGTCGTTTATTAAATCCATAATTTAAACTATTTAAAAATTAATGCCACAAATATAAAACAATTTTTTGAATAAACAAATAAAACGCCCAAAAAAGTGAGCGTTTTAATGTTAAAATTTGACAATCAGATGTTTATCAGTTACAATCCCTATTTTTAGAAACTTCTCAATAGACTTTTCTATAAGCCTCGCAACAATACTTGGACTCAATGGGTTAAAAAGAACCTCGCCATATTGACTTGTGACAATGGTTTTCTTGTAAAACTCATAATAGTCAAAAGTTAATTCCCTGATAAACTCCTCATTGTTCTGCCAAAATTCGTCAGTAACTACATCTTCACTGATATAGTCCCACACCTCTTCGAAAAATTCGTTATAGTCTAAAATACCGTTCATTGTTTATAAAATTATATTTGCAAAAATACCATTAATAGTGTAACTAACAAGCATAATAAAATGACACCTTATTGTTTTGAATTATTAAAACCTTTTTCATATATTTGCAAAGTGAATTTCAAATTACAGTAGTGCTCCAAACACGAGCAGAAGAAACATGAAAATTTTTCTCACTGATTTACAGTAAGTTACAGATTTTCGATAAAATTTCTTCTTATTTTGTTTGGAAGTTTAAAAATAATTTGTATATTTGCAGCGTGTTGATACTTCAAGCATCTCAAACAAAATAAAGTTGCGTATAAATGAGATGTAAGTAGTCGGAGGAAATGAGGGCCTCCAAAACAGCCGAGTGACGCAAATGAACTCTAATCTTCGAGATGGAGGGATTCGGTAGGAAGGGTTGCAGACTATTCAACCGCCTAAAAGCCTTCAACGAAAGTTGAAAAGATTTAGGAATATGGAGAAGCAGCGATAGACGGTTTTAGTAAACTCAAGTTTAGCCTATTTGAGGATTGGTCCGTCTAGACTATTGAAATAAACAAAGACCAATAGACTATGTCTTATTAACTTAAGACTCGATGCACATTGGCGGGAGTAACCATTTGGGTGTGCATTTAAACTTCCAACAAAGGGATTGGGAAGTGGGTAGTTCGGAATCGTGACGCCCAAAATCAGTGTCCAGCATTCACTGAGAAAGAACACGAAAAGGATATGGGCCTTGCTGGTAGGTAGTCCCTCCTGCCCTGACGCATTAAAGCGAGCCGAAAGGCGTTTTATAAGACCAAATTCGGTATTTCCCAGGAAATATCATCTTATAATCAGTAGATGCGTCTTAAAGGGTGCTTGGATTTAAGCACGTGTGGAAGTAGGCTTTCCGCATAATAGAACGTGAAATCCCCTAGAACTAACCTGACTTGACATAACTTTTTCAAAATTGGAAAAAGTCATACCGTAGAGATGCAACTACGCCCGAGAGGGAAGGTTGGATTTGGCACTTTGCAAGAAAAATTTCTTAGTAGAGCTAAGAAGTTATCGGCCAAATCCCTAGGGAGTTCTATGCCCTTTAGTGCTCACCCGTCGTAAAGATAAATCTTTACTCCTCCCACACAGCGAAAAACACACCGCTGATTGTCCTACGCGGACGGCGGCTCGTTTCACTCGCTGGAGAAAAGAGAAAAATTTACTTGAAAAAAAACCGCATACCCACACGGACGCATACCCACACGGACGCACAAAATTAAGCACGAAATTTTACAACAGTTTGATTTTCAATGAGTTAGCTTTAATCACCTGATTTTCAGCAAGTTAATTTAAAAACTTGGAAATCAGTATTTTACATAAATAACGAAAAAAATTTACACAAAAATGAGCCAAAAACCAAAAATTCCACTACATGTGGTGACTTTTAAGTTCGAAAATAGTTTCGATAAAGTCCACGCCTGTTTGCGATTATACGCAGAAGCAACGAACATTAAGGCTGGATATGTGCATATTAGACCGAGAATGGTGGATGTTTTAACGTTTTACATCCTGTACGGTTACAGTAGAGATACAAAAAAGAAAATATTAGAAACAACAGGGTTTACCAAAGAGAATTTGAACCAAATTAACTCTGAATTGACGAAGAAAGGGTACTTGAGAATGGATTCAAGAAACTATAGAATTAAACACCTTAGCCCTGCTGTTCAAGGTTTGAAGGATTTCTTCGACAGTTCAGAAGACATAGAAAAATCACTATTTGCATTTTCACTAAAACGAGAATAATGAAGAACGCAATATCATTTACCACCGACATACTGACGGAAGTTGCTGAGGAAGGTGGGTGGGATATAGAACAGGTTAAGTTTTCGTATGATTTGTTTTTAGAGTCTATCCGCGATGCGATAGAAAACGAGAAAGCGACCTGTTTGGAGATTTACATGCTTGGGAGGATGTACTTGAAAACTGAATATCTGAAACATGTATTTGAAAAAAGCCCAGCAACAGAAGAGCGATACAAAGAGCAGGTGGAGAGAGTTGACGCTTTGCGACAGTTAAACTTGAAGAAAAAAGAAATCCTTGGGAAGAGTTTTAGATTTTTCCATGGACAACCTGCAATAATCAACAAATACGGGTTTAGACGAGGTTACAACATTGACCAATTAGAAGAAATCCAAAATAACATTTAGATGAAACGACAGAAAATATACGAGTCTACGGATGCGATAAAAGATTTACCACTTTCGGAAATCGAGCGAAGAAAAGCAATTTGCGACAGTTGTCCGTTCAACTCTAAGAATGCGAAAGACTTGACGGTTATTCAGAAAATTCAACATCAAAACGGAAACTTCTGCACGAAATGTAGTTGTTACATCGAAAACAAAGTACAAAGAAGTAATGAATCTTGTGGTCTTGTTGAAGTGGGAGAAACACCACTTTGGACTAAGGTAATTCTGAAAACAGAAAATGAGGCTCATTTAGACGTCAAAAATCGTTCATTTCAAAAAAGTGATATAAGAATATCAGAAAATAGAGAAAGTGTCTTAATCGAGCTCTTTGATACCTCAAATCGAATGTTACCGTTTTCATTGGTGGTAGAAAATACAAATGTTAAACTTGTTGCCGTTGAACCATATTGTGATTGTTTAAAAGTTCAGATAAACGGATTACAGATAACGGGGGAGTTAGATACTGAAAAATTTTCTAAAGGTAAGTTTCAAAAATCATTTGAAGTATTTTATGTTGCAGAGGGTGTAGAGGGTGAATTAAGCACTGTTTTTACGCTGATTGGTGAAAAAGTTTAAAAAATATTTGGAAGTTTGAAAATTATTCTTAACTTTGCCGAAAATATTTAAAATTTATGAACATGTTAGAAACATTTAATCACGAGGAATTTGGTAAAGTTAGAATTTTATTACAAGAGGGTGGAGAAGCATGGTTTCATGGTAGAGATATAGCGATTGCACTTGGGTATGCTAAACCCGAAAATGCTATCGCAACTCACTGTAAATCAGACGGTACCCTGAAACAGGGGATTGCTCATTCGAACGGAGTAGGTAGTTCTTTAGCAACTTTTATTAATGAAGCTAATTTATATAGGTTGATAATGAGAAGTAAGTTAGAATCAGCCGAAAGATTTCAAGATTGGGTGGTGGAAGAAGTCCTCCCATCAATTAGAAAAACAGGTTCTTATTCTGTTGCACCTAAAACAAGTGCAGAGTTATTATTAGCTCAAGCTCAACTGCTAGTTGATTTAGAACGCAGACAGATAGAAACTGAACAAACTATTAGACATCAACAGGAAGAATTAAATTCTTTGAAGTCGGATGTGGACCATATGCTGGAAGTTAGAGAAACTGCTAAAGAACAATTGGAGTTTTTACCACTGTCTGAAAATACTTCTCCTGAACAAACATTGAGGAGTAAAATAAATCAAATCGTCAAAGCTTATGTGAGTTTGACAGGTGTAAGTTACCCTGAAGCTTGGGATTCCGTTTACAAAAACTTATACTACAAGTATTCTATCAGTGTTAGAGCGATTAAACCCGTTAAGAAAGGTGAAAATAATCTTTCAAAGTTAGAAAGAAAAGGTCATCTCGAAGCTGTTTACACCGTTGTTTCTGAAATGTTGAGAGACGGAAAATAGTAAAAGTGAAATTTTTCAACCTGATTTTCAACAACTTAACAAAAACTGATGAAAAAAGTTGTCAAAAAATTTGGAAGTTAAGAAAACAGGTTGTATATTTGCACTATTAAATACAATCTTTCATAAAGATATTAAAATTAAAGTTAATCAAACAGGTTCGGGAGGCAGGTCTGTAGAAGTTCGAATCTTCACCGAACCCCTAAACATCGCGAAGAGGAGCAAGAGGACGCTCGCGAGGCTCATTACCTCGAGGTTGCAGGTTCGAACCCTGCCTTCGCTACAAATTGACATGTAACTTTTTTCTATTATTATTTTGAATTTTTGATTTGTTAATCATTTATTTTTATTTTCCCACCGTTCATAACGGGCGGTGGGTTTTTAAAAAGTTACTCAAGAAAAAAATTACTTACAAAAATGTCTATTATTGTTTTTTTTGTTTTAAGTGATTTCTCATGATTATTAAAATTAGATGTTTTATTTTGTCAGTTTATTAACGGTGGTTTATGAGTATATAGGTTGGAAGCGACCGAGTTAGATGAACTTGACAAACAAACAGATGGCCTTACTTTATTGTAAGGCTGTCTTTTGTAGTATATTTTTGTTTAAATGAATTTTAGAGTAATAGCAATGGATGAGTTGAAGGATGTTTTCTTGAAACTTGAAAATTATTCTTTAACAGAGGTCCTTTATGCCGCACTAACCACCTTAGAAAAGGGTAAAGAGTTAGGTTGGCTTTTAGAAAAAACGGATAAAGAGCTTTACACGGCTCTCAATAAAATTGTAAAAAATGAGCGAGAAGAAGATGAAAAAAACTAAGAAGTCTGCTTTAGTTGCAGAACTTATAAAACTAACAGAGGATTATCTTACTCTTGTTGAAACTGTTAAAGCTTTAGGTCAAGAGTTACACGAAAGAGATTCTTCTCTGTCTAACCCGAGTGAGAAAGATTTAGATTTTGTAAATGAAACCCGTGAGAAGTTTTTCCTTTATGAAATCTACAATCAACAGGTGGGAATGTGGGCTTCATGCATTCATCATCTTTACAAGATTGTCTTACTTGACAAATTGGAAAACACTCTTGGGGAGAAGATGAAAGATACTATTGAAAAGATTTATCATTTAGCACCTGACGGTGTAGCAGTGGAAGGTTTGAATGTTAAATTCATCGACCCTAACCTGATAAACATCATGGATAATAAAGGTTTTGCCTTACCAGCTGAAAAATTTCAAGAGTTATTAGAACTTCAGAAGAAGAATGGCTAAATATATCAAGAAATCTGACGAGCAGTTTATCAAGAAGTCGTTAGAGGAACTGAAAGAACAGTTAGACAGGATTATGGAATATATCCAGGAAAATCCTTGGCAGAAGATGGACACGAATGTTCGTTCTGAAGAGTTTAAGTTTCAGACTTCTTTATTTGACAGTCACACGAAGTGGCTTAAAGCATACTTAGAGTTGTCAGGTGTCTTTGAATTTTATGAGGAAGCCATGAAAAATCAAGAAAAAGAAAGTAATGTTCGTCAAGGACATACTGAAAATTCTATGATTGCTCATTATAAAAGCGGAGAGCTTGACAACATGTTGAAAAACTTAGAATGATGAGCCTGAAAAACGAATTTTTCATTTACATGAAGAATAAGCCTGAATGGGTGGAGGGATTATCTTTTGAAAAACAGACAAGAGATGTTCAGCAGTTTTATCTTTGGGAGCTTAAAAAAGTTCGAGAGGGTGTAACTGTTGGAGGACATAAAATCCACCCTTGGATGTATTGGCATTTAAACCATTGGCACATCCAGCAGGACATAATGTTACCTGACGGGCAAACAGAAAGGGTGAATAACCCCCCTATCCTCAGGGACAACGAATGGTTTTATAACGAAAGTGTCATAAGGGCTGAGGAAAATCCTAAGAAAGGGTTATTTATTATGGGTTCACGTCGTCTTGGGAAGAGTGTTTCTATCTCTTCTTGGACCATGTGGAACGCCCAAACAAAATATGGTGGTGAAGCATCTGCTAATACTATCATTGGTGGTTCAACGGAGGACTTAACAGCGTTAACAACTTACATGAACCACGGTTACGAATACACACATCCTATGTTTAAGATAAACAGAATTACCAAAGATTGGTATAGTAAGCAGGGTGTTATATTTGGAACAAAACTTAAAAACAACGAAACCGATGTGTTTTCAAGGATACAGGTTATAAACTTGGACATGGGTTCGAATACTTCAAACCAAAAGACTGCGGGTGGTACGCCTGTATCTTGGGTATTAGACGAATGTGGTAAGTTTGCTTTTAAGAAAGCGTGGGAGGCTGCGAGACCTTCTTTCGATACAGGTTTAGGTACTTGGCGTATTAGTCCATGGCTTTTAGGAACGAGTGGTAATATTGACATGGTTCAAGATGCTATGAGTTTAGCAAACAACCCTGAATCTAACAATTTGTTAGTTATGGATTGGTCTTTAATTGAAAGAAATAATCCTGACCCTACATGGACTCGAAAATCTTGGGCTTTATTTGTTCCTGGTCAGATGTCCTTAGCGATAAAAAAAGTAGATTCTAATCTTGGAGAGTATCTTGGGGAGAAAGACCCTGAACTTGAAAAGATAAAAATGCAAGTTACGCCTTGGGAGAGTGCTAACGCGGAGTTACAAAAGGAGTTAAAGAAGTTAAAAAAGATAGACACTGTTGCTTATTACAACCGTAGAATGTTCTATCCTTTAGACCCTGATGATTGTTTCCTTCAAGATAGTTACAATCCATTCCCAACTGCAGAAGCTATAATACATAAAAACGAAATTGTTGCTCGTGGTGATACAGGAAAACCTGTAGATTTACACATTAACAATAACAATGAGATAGTTTACAATATGTCAGATAAGGAAATAGCAGAGTTTCCTCATAAGGGTGGAAACGTTGATGCTCCTTTCATATTGTTTGAAGAGCCACCAGCTCCGAATAACAGACATATTCAACAAATATATTGTGCAGGTCTTGACCACTATAAACACGACACTTCTGATGGAGATTCCTTGGGTGCGTTTTATATTGTCAAAAGAAGAAGTAACATTTTTGATACTACAAAACTTGTAGCGTCGTATGTATCAAGACCTAACACCATGGAACTTTTCAACAGAAATGTTGAGATGTTAATGAAGCTTTATGGGGCGGAGGTATTGCAGGAAAATGCGGATATATCGTTTCAGCAATATTTGATGAGAAAACATGAAGCTGACATTTGGTTAATGAATGGTGAGAGTTTGGCAAAACGATTTGTAAATGCTCGTTCAAATCAAAATAACAAATATGGTATTACTCCAAACACTCGAAACATACAATACATATTCAATTTGGTAGTAAGTTATTGTTGGGAAGTATTATCAGATAAGAAAAACGAAGATGGAATATCAATCCCAATGCTTGGCATCAGCCGTATAAAAGATGTAGCATTGTTAGATGAAATCATCAATTACAAGAAGGGTCAAAACCACGACCGTATTTTAGCATTCGGATATGCTCTTGCATGGGCACAATATCTTGATGATGTGGGTGTGGAAGTTGGTCATCCTGAAATTGATTTAACAGACATCAACAGGGCTCGTAAAAATTTAAGAAACAGAATAGACTCAGGTTCGTTTTACTCTACTAAACGTTCAGGTTTTTATTAATTCATAAGTTTAAATTTTAATTTTAATCATTACCTCTCACTTTAATCGGTGGGAGGTTTTTTTGTTTTTTTATAAAAAAAATTTGCGAGTTTCAAAAATAAGTTTTACATTTGCAGAAAAATTTAAATTTATGGACAATGAAATAACATTAATGAAAGACGGAATCGATTTCTTTGCAGAAGGGAAACGACTTATAGAGAATAACTATAAGATAATAGCTTACTTATATGAGCGAAATTATTGGGAGCATAAATATGAAGGTATACCTTTAGAAAACCTTAAACTTACTTCTGTGGAGCAAATCGCCCGAGATTACGGTTTTAGTGAAGAAGAATTTTTTAAGTTGTTAGTCGAATTAGATATTTATAAACCTGTAACCAACGGTTATTATGTAAATAATGACTATGTTACGGAAGGATATACAAAATCAACTCTTGTGAGATACGATGATTCAGAAGGTGTTTCACAACTCACACTTGATACGAAATGGACTCCAAAAGGATACAGTTTTTTACAGGGACAACTTAAGAAACTTGGAAGATTTAAATTAACAAGAAACGAAAATTTATAATAAGATATGATGAACAATCTAATGAATTTGGATGGAGTGAATAATAGTAGCTCACCAAAAATGTAGAGTCGCGAAATCGCGGAAATTACAGGAAAGCAACACAGAAATGTGATGCGAGATTGTGATAAACTTAATGAACATTATGAAAAATTAGACATGCTCAAAATTTAGCAGGGGTCTTATGTTCACGAAAACACAGGTAATCAGCAACAAAACCATGGTTATCTTCCTCTCATAGAACAAGATGACGAAAATATATAAAAATAATTCAAAATAAATTTGGAAGTTTAAAATATTTGTTTTATATTTGCAAACATTAATTAGATAGTATACACATGAAGAAAATTTTAATGGGACTTATATTGTCCACAATGGTAATTAGTTGTTCGAGGGTTGAACCTAATTATGAAGGTGTTTTAATGGAAAACTATGGTAGAAATGGAAAAGAAGATTTTTCTACGGTTACGGGTAAACAGTGGGTTATTTCCCCAGGAACTCAGTTATACCAAGTGCCAATGTTTGAAACTAGTGGCGACCCGCAAGCAGTGCAAGTTTCTGCGAAGGATGCGGGAGTTTTCACTGTTGACCCTTCCTATCAATATCAGCCTATCAGAGGTAAAGGTGTAGACATTGTTTTCAATTATAAACATTTAGGTATAGACGAGCCTGAGGTGATGATGGATAATGTGGAAAATGCGATATTAAACAAAATAGTTACTAACGCTTATAGAGAAGAAGCAAGAAACTATACCACTGACAGTTTGATGAACAATTTGAATACTTTTGAAAAGCAAGTTGAATCAAGACTTAAGAAAGAGTTTGAAGGTAAATTTTTTGTCTTAAATAATCTTACATCGGGTCTAAAACCTCCAAAGTCTATGGAGGAAGCAATTGAGAGAAGAAACAATTCTGTTCAAGAGGCTGAAAAAGTTAGAAACGAACTTCAAGTTTCAAAAATGAACTTAGAAAAAGCTAAAATTGATGCTGAAACAAATAGAGTTAAATCGCAGGGGTTGGACGGTAAACTGCTTCAGGAAAAATGGATAGAGGCAATCAGAAACACAGACAACAAAGTAATAATCACTGACGGTAGAACTCCTATAATTTTTAATCAATAATATTATGAGACACAATTTATTTAGAGTTTTCTTATTTTTATTAGGAAATCTTGCTATGGTGTGGTTGCTCAGATTGTGTTTTCAATATGAACCAATCCTAAGTTTCCTTTTAGGTTTAACTTACATTGTAGGACTTATCTACTTTCCATATAAAAAGATATGGAAGATTGAATCCAAAGAAAAAGCCGATAAGTACGTTTAATTTTGATTCCGTTAATTATCAAACATAAGTGATTCCTCTCGTTTCCCTGAAGAAATTCATATCGGGAGGTAAATCTGATTTTTTGCAATACTATGCAAAGGAGTTATTTGCCCTCGGACTTACTACCCGAGGGTTTTTATTTAAATCGGTACTATGTTATACAAGGTAGGTAAAACCGCGGCTTAGTAATGTTAAAAGACACTTTCCTATATATACTACACACCACTACCCTATACAAATAAAACACTACTTCAAAAACAAATACCCCTCCCTTTCCAAAACCAAGAACAATAAATTTTCCACTCTCTAAAAAACAACCTTCATAAACCCATCAAATTTCCACGATAATAATATCACCTATACAATCATACCAAAATAACATTTAAATCGAAATTTACCCTATCTATGTAGCCCATAAAGAGTGTCTACATTAAACTATCAAATATAAAATATTAAAACCCGCGGGGAAGTATTGTTACCCAAATCACTCAACAAAAATTCATACATATATTCATATATGAATATAGTATGCTACTCCACCACCTCATCTAAAAAATCAATACCTAAATAAATATACCCAATATATATTCAATTCCTCTATATATATTAACCTATATCTACCCAAATATATTTCACAGGTGTATATCATCCCATCTAATAACTTTCCCATTATACATGTCTATCTTTACGGACCAATTCCCGAGGTATATGTCAATCGAAACGGGCTGCCTTTTGTAAAATTGCGTTTCCGATGTATATGTCAATCAAAATGACCCACGTACATAAAACCCCTCCCACCTGTCGCAGGATTTGGGTGCTACCCCCTACCTAAATTCGTGCTACTTAAACGCCTATTCATGGGCTTTTTTTGGTTTTTTTCTTTTTCAGATATATTTTTATTTGTAACTATTTATTTGATACTACATTTATAAACTCACTTTTGTAGTGTATTTTTATAACCTATATTCTCGGGCGCCGTTCGGTTTTTGTTTTTGATAGGTTTTATCTTATATATTTATATTTATCATTTAAATTTTTTCCATTGCTTAAATTTACCTAAATACTTAAAAATTTGATTTTAGCTAATATCTTTTTATTTTGATATAAATATATCTAAACGAAAATATCGCCCGTTTTTGATGCCTTAAAATCGTTTTTAGCGTATTTTATTAAATTGTTTATCATTGCACAACATAGCGACAAAAATCAATTTTAACATTTTAACAAAACTTTAACATTCTCGCAAACGCTTTGTTTATCGGTGTTTACAAAGTTTTTTTCAAAAAATTTATAAAAAATTTGTTTTGTATTGTTTTTTATGCCTATATTTGCAACATCAAAATGATACAGAAAAGAGGTCTTTAACATCTACGGCAAACATAGTTTCACGTGAAACAATACATAAAGTATTTAAAAAGGTTTCACGGGAAACATTAAAAGAAAAGTATAATAATTTAAAAACAAAAAAAAGTTATGAAATTAAGCGAAGTTTTCACAAAAGTTGAAATTGTAGAACATGTAAGAATAGCGATATTTATCGCTAACGAGGTTAGAACAGCTAACAATTTAAAACCTAATGGAGGTTATTCATTGGAAGAAATTTCCGAAATGGTGGACAAGGTTGTAGAAAATAATTTCTACATACAAGTGAAAGTAAAATTTAAAGATTATTTCACTCAGGACGAAATTAAAAAATTTGCAGTATCAATTCTTTTTGAAGAAATGATATAATAACCAACAACCTAAGCAAGTTGTAAAACTGCTTACTTAAACAAATAATAATAATTTAAAAATTTAAAAAAAATGGAAACAGTAACAACATTAGAAAAAATAATTATCAAAGTAGAATTAGCAAAAGAATTTGCAAAAGAGTTAAAACACTACGACGAATTTAATCGTGTAGATGAAAACTTCCGAAATACTTACGCACATTTTGAGTATTTCGCTTCTCTACATCTTGATAATAATTATCAAATGTATCAGAAGTTTAAAAATCTACCCGAAGAGGAGCAGGAGCAACTCAAAGCGATGACTGCCGTTGCTCTAATGATGGAGAACGGATACTTGGACTAAACCACAACCACCCCAAGCGGGTGGTTTTTTATGCTCAAAAGTTGATAGTGAATAATACAGTAAGTATGTGGTAAAGGTGGTGTCACAAATTTAGAAAAATGTAACATTATGGAAAACGGGCGGTTTAGTATTGTTTTTCTGAAAAAAATATATAAACTTAAATTTTTGAGTTTTAAGGTATCATAATTTAAAAAGTGAGTTTATACCTACAAAAATAATTTAGATTGATTTTTGGCTATCTTATGGCTTTACATACTATTAAATAACAATATATAAACTAACTTATTTTATATCTATTGAAAA